AATCATTCTTCAAAATCCTATTGGGTTTCATTAGAAGAGGTTGATGGTATGAGAGGACTTTCTTTTCACGTATATAAAGGAGAGGAAGTCTTGAGATCTGATATTAGTATTGATGATCTTGAAGAATTTCTAGTTAAGCATCGGGGTCATCTTCATAAGTTTGAGATCGTTGCTTTAGAGGAACCAGAGTATGATGATGCCAGTTTCTGAACTGCCTTCTTGACAAAACTTTACACAGCATATATAATACTAGCAAGGGCACTGTCAATAAGTCCCCCCGTATGGTGCTAGGGCCTCCAGTAAGGAGGATACGCACTCTTTCATATCCCCTAACCAAGACCATGGGGTCATAATGTCTTTTCATACAAGTACAAATCGCACTCTTAATTTCAATGACAACTCTTCAAAGAAGAGAGCAGTCACCATTGCAAAATTGGAGCGAGTTTTGTGAGTGGGTAACATCAACCGAGAATAGAATCTATGTCGGTTGGTTCGGTGTCCTAATGATACCTTGTTTACTTGCTGCTACTACTTGTTTCATAGTTGCATTTATTGCTGCTCCTCCTGTCGATATCGATGGGATCAGAGAACCTGTTGCTGGTTCTTTAATGTATGGTAACAACATCATCTCTGGTGCTGTTGTCCCTTCAAGTAACGCAATTGGACTTCACTTCTATCCCATCTGGGAAGCCGCTAGTTTAGACGAATGGTTATATAACGGTGGTCCTTATCAGTTGGTAGTCTTCCACTTCCTTATAGGTATCTCAGCATACATGGGAAGACAGTGGGAGTTATCATATCGTTTAGGTATGAGACCTTGGATCTGTGTTGCATACTCTGCACCAGTCTCCGCTGCTTTTGCAGTATTCCTAGTGTATCCTTTCGGACAGGGTTCCTTCTCTGACGGAATGCCTCTAGGTATATCAGGAACATTCAACTTCATGTTTGTGTTCCAAGCAGAGCATAATATACTGATGCATCCCTTCCACATGGCAGGTGTTGCAGGTATGTTTGGTGGAGCACTCTTCAGTGCTATGCATGGTTCACTCGTTACATCTTCTCTAATCAGAGAGACTACCGAGAATGAATCACAAAACTACGGTTACAAGTTTGGTCAAGAAGAAGAGACCTACAACATCGTTGCTGCCCACGGGTACTTCGGTCGTCTTATCTTCCAGTATGCATCCTTTAACAACTCAAGGAGTTTACACTTCTTCCTTGCTGTGTTCCCTGTGGTGTGTATATGGTTGACCTCTATGGGAATATGTACAATGGCATTCAACTTGAATGGTTTCAACTTTAACCAATCAATTCTGGATGCACAAGGAAAGGTCGTTCCTACATGGGGTGACGTTCTAAACAGAGCGAACTTAGGTATGGAAGTGATGCACGAGCGTAATGCTCACAACTTCCCACTTGATCTCGCTGCTGCTGAGACATCTGAAGTTGCACTTATTGCTCCTGCTATAGGTTGACACTGTTACGAAAACTTGATATAATGGGAGGTATTATCGCCTCCCATTTTTTATGCGAGTAAATAGTTCAATAGCCAACGGATGATTTGATGGAAGAAAATCCATTTTGGGGTGAACCAACTCCCACTGACTTGTGGGATGACATGGACAGACTTAACTGTCTGTATGAAGAACTTGACTGGGATCATACTGATTACCTAGAGTTCTCAATAGAAGGTACTCATATAACAATTCGGAATAGATCACGTGAAGGAAGATGACCCCTAACATACATGACATACCAATCGTAGGAGATTTCTACACCAAAGCAGAGGTGGACAAGATGGTTGCTGATGCTTTAGCAGAGGCACGTGCAATTGATGAAGCATCAATGCGTAAACATAATCGTGACGCTACTATCATTAGTATGATATTAGGGTTTACTTGTCTTGCATTATTTGTTGATGGTCTCCTTAGAATACTAGGTATCATTCCACCATTCATGGACTTAGATGTGAATGTTATAGATGATGTAATAGAAAAGGTAGAGAGTGACATGATACCATTGATACAGGATACAGCACAGAGGGCAACGAGATACATACCAGGACGATGATTGATACATCACCTGAATCTATTAGGATGTTTGCCATCTTGGTACTTGGTGTGGTATGGTTTTACTTATTGAACGTGGAGTTGAGAAGTCGTGACGATGATTGATGATATTAAAGGGTGGGAGAAAGAATATCTCACAATGAATAAGAACCTTACTGATAGACAGAAGGAACTCCTTAAAGGAGATGCCATCAAGTCACATGAAGGTATGGTATTCGGTGGCATGTATGCTGACTGGAAAAAACTAAAGGGGTACGAATGATTTTAGTATACATAATAATTGCTTTGCTAATCTTCCTAGTTGGTTGGGGTTTATACCTGACAGTAGGAGAAGGTAAGCAGGAATTTAAAGATCCAATAGCAGAACATGCTAAGATGCATGAACTAGGTATAGCACACTCACATAAAAAGAAATGACTTTTCTAATAGGAATCATGTCCTTTGCAAACTTTGTATTCTATCCTTTAGTGATAGCAACATTGGTTGCTGTGGTGATAGAACAAATATTAAGAGCTAGAGGTAGTGAAGATAACCCAGAGGATATTAAGAGGGTTGTTATCTCTATGGGCATCCGCAAATATTTGTATAGACAAGCGTGGATCTTTAATGTAATATGGTTTGTAGGATACTTCATCCTAATGTTTACAGTAGGTAGACAGGCACCTCAAGCAATGCCTGATATGATTTGGCAAGGATAATGAGAACACAAACTAAAGAGAACTATTACTATGTCTTCTGGACGGTAGCAATGGTTGCATTCATAGTCCCACAAGTCTTTACTGCTTATGCATACATGAGCATCAAAGATCTCCTAGATAAACCAATACAAGTAGAGTACGTCAATGGAATTGAATGATACCAATGTCATTGAAGTTCTTTCTGAACTCGCACCATACATTGAAGCCGATGGTGGTTTCTTAGAGTATGTGGAGACAGAAGAGGGCTGGGTCAAGGTAAGACTTGGTGGTGCATGTGCTACATGTGCTATGAGTACCATGACATTGAAGCAAGGTATAGAACGTAAACTTATGGAAGATATTCCAGATGTAAAGGGGGTGGTACAAGTACTATGATGCAGTTTAGAGAAGGAGATATCAAACGTATCATACATGCCTGTGAATACTACAGGAGTATTATACGTAGTCAGGATGGAGACTTAGCTAAAAAATATGATAGGGTTCTTGATCACTTACATGATTATCAGAGTGAGATGGAGTGCCCTGACTGTTGGGATCCTGAATCATCATGTGAGGTACATGCATGACACCATTATTGTGGGCACAGCATGAGCTCTGGATGACAGTTGCATTTTGTAGTGGACTGTTCCTTGGATGGGCTTTAATGTGGAGACCCCCTGATGGAAAATGACTTTCTGGTCCCAAAAAAGTCGAAAAAAAAATTTGGGTAATTTTTTCTCGTGTAGGTTTTTATGTTCAAAGTATGTCCTGCTTGTGAAGCACGTTGGTTAGACGGTCAGTTGTACTGGGCTACAGGGAAGATTGGATGTCCACATGATCTTGCTGGATTACTATGCAATGATATAAATAGTGAACGTTGTATCAATCCCTGCAAAGGTTCCACTAGTGGTGTCACATGGGCACAACGCAGACAATTTCTGGACAGTTTAAATGAAAAAGATTAAATGTGCTTTCGACAAAGTGGTCGAATGGGATAAGAAAATTATCAAGAAATGCCAAGACAAATTTGGATTGACAGACTATCAAGTAGTTGTTATTTCATTCGGTAAGGGTTTCATCATAGGTGCTCTACTATTGTAGTTGAGTCCACACAATACTAGGCACAATTACCCAACCTGTGCTATAAATATGGTATGTAACGTGGAGTTGAAAGATCATGTCCCACTATACCGTCGGCTATCACGATAGCCTCAAAATTAGACACGAAATTTGTGAGTATGCAGCAGATGCATACGAAGCAATACAGCAAAGTAAAAAGGATGTTCCTGAGTTAGAGGGGCATCCTTCTTTTATTGACTATTGCACTAATGAAAGTGCATTAGACTATTTACAATCCAAGAAGAGCATGTTATAATGACTACTATAAGAAAGCATAAGCATGAGATTATGTGGTGGATGAGTAGACTTACAATAATGATGACATCATTATTTTTATCAATGACATTAGCAGCACAAGCATACGCTGCTGAGATTCAGATGGGTTCAGGAGGCAACTTAGTCTTTGAACCAAACGAGGTGACGGTCTCCGCAGGAGATACAGTCACCTTTGTTAATGGAGACCTACCACCACATAACATAGTCTTCTTAGAGCATGAAGAGTTAAGTCATCCAGACTTAGCATTCATGAGTGGAGAACAGTTCCCAGTTACCTTCACCGATGCAGGTGACTATGAGTTCCAGTGTGAACCTCATGCTGGTGCTGGCATGAAAGGTGTCGTTCACGTACAATAAATACATCGAGCTGTATAAAAATCATGGCAACAATAACTCTAAAGCTACCAGACGATTCAGTCGAGACATTTGAATGCGATGCAGATACTACTATCTTAGATGCATTGGAAGAAGCAGGTCTGGATCATCCATCCTCATGTAGAGCAGGTGCATGTTCATCATGTGCTATGAAGGTAGAGGAAGGATCAGTTAATCAGGAAGAACAATCATTCTTAGATGATGATCAGATGGAAGAAGGATACGTCCTTACTTGCGTTGCATACCCTACATCTGATACATTAACCCTATTAGGAGAACAAGAAGAGAATATTTTTTAATGGATTATAAAACTTCTGGAGTTGACATCGATGCAGGTAACGAATTCGTTCGTCAACTAAAGGAGAAGGCACCTTCTATAGGTGGCTTCGGTGGTATGTTTAAGGTACCTGAAGGGTATGAGAAACCTGTCTTGGTTTCTGGTGCCGATGGTGTAGGTACTAAGATAAACATAGCAAGAGTTAACAATGATTATAGTACTATAGGTATTGATCTCGTTGCCATGTGTGTCAACGATGTGATTACTTCTGGTGCTAAGCCTCTATACTTCTTAGATTATGTTTCTACTAAGAAACTGGACACTAACGTGGCATCTATAGTAGATGGTATCGTTAAGGGATGTTGGATGGCAGGTTGTGAACTCCTTGGTGGAGAGACAGCAGAGCATTCCAGACAGAGAGAATACGATCTTGCTGGTTTTTGTACTGGTATAGTAGAAGAGCATGATGTAGTTGATGGCAGCATCATTAAACCTGGTGATGCGATCATAGGTATACAGAGCAGTGGTATACACAGCAACGGTTATACTTTGATTAATGATATGTTATGGAGACATCAGTTATTCTATAAAGAAACACCTGAGTTACTCGAACCCACCAGAATATATGCTGCTACTGTTCAACGTTTGTTGGATGAGGTGCCTGTCTTAGGTATGGCACACATCACAGGCGGTGGACTTGAGGAGAATGTATCAAGGTGCTTACCCAAAGGGTTGCGAGCACATATTGATTGGAACTCTTGGCCAATACCAGAGATCTTTAATAAAATTATGCTTGCAGGTGAGGTACCAGAGGAAGATATGAAGAGAATATTTAATATGGGTATCGGATATTGTATTGTTGTTCCACCTGAGGTGGTTGATGATACTATGATACTAATTGACTATCCATCACAAGTTATAGGTCACGTAAGATGTACGATGTAATCTGGTCAATCAATATCATGCTTGCTATACTAATAGTAGGTGTGGGTGTCTCCATCTACTACATAATGATGTACGATTATTATTGGCCAAATGGGAGCGATGAAACCACCAGACAGGAAGTCCTGTTACAACTTCAGAGTGACACAGATAGACAAGGTGCTTGATGGTGACACTATTGATGTTACAATTGATTTAGGGTTTGATCTTTATAAGAAAGAACGTGTTAGAATAGCTGGCGTAGACACACCAGAGAAGAGGACTAGAGACCTTGAAGAGAAAAAACTCGGCATCGATGCGACGGAATGGCTCAAAGAGAAATTGGACAGTACCATTGCTGGTGACGACGAGCTTATTATTAGGACTGAACTTGTTGGCGGTGTCGGGAAGTACGGTCGCTTACTTGGGTGGCTTTATGTCGGGGATGGTAACGTGTCGCTTAACGAACAAATGATTGAAGAGGGGTATGCTTGGGCATATGATGGAGGAACTAAGCAGAAAAACTTTGAAGACCTACGTCAAATTAGGTACAGACGGGGGACTTTGGTCGAATCATGAACAAGATACCCTTAACATGAAGGGTGAACGTACACATAGGATTATTATAGAATGGCCACTGGAACCAATAGACTTAGAGAACTCCTCGGAGAACAATACCGATACGGAGACGTAATTCTCTCAAGTGGTGCAACAAGTATGCACTACATTAATTGTAAACCTGTTGCTCTTAGCAACGAGGGCATCAAACTCATAGCACCAGCAATGCTGAAGCATGTGGATGGTGATGCTGTAGCAGGTGTGACCTTAGGTGGTGACCCATTAGTAACTGGTGTCTCTATCACATCACCCAACCTTGATGCTCTCATAGTACGTAAGGAACCTAAGGGATATGGTACTCAAGCAATGATTGAAGGACCACTCCTTCCGACAGGTACAGTGGTGACATTGCTCGAAGACGTGGTGACTACAGGTGCTTCTGCTGTTAAGGCAGTGAAAGTACTACGTGATGCAGGTTACATAGTCAATAAGGTTGTGTGTATAGTCGATAGACGAGAAAATGGAGAAAATCCATTCACTGAGGAGACTCTTGAACTAGTGAGTCTGTTTACTCTGGATGACTTCTCATGATCTATAGACCTCAAGGTGATAGTCCTTTCATTAAAGGTATGGTCAAGCCATCTAAGGAGGACTTGATCGAAGAATTGCATAAGATTGCTGTTGAATTGGGTGGAGAGTGTCACCAGTTCGGAACATTGAACAGCACAGGTCGCTCAAGTACCAAGATTGTGATAGAATATGACGTAGAACAATCTAAATAATTAGAAAGACCATTACGATATATGGAAAGCATAGAGAAGCATATTGAGAAGGACAAAGAGATCCTTGACGATCCTCAAACTAATCCTCAAACTCGCCGACACGTTGAGGAAGAGCTACACGACCTAGAAGAGTACGTAGAGCACCACAAGGAAGAGATAGAAGCAGGAGATCATCATGATCCTAACTGCATTGAACTCTTCTGTGACCAGCACCCAGACGAGCCTGAGTGCCTAGTATACGACGATTAAAATGAAATTGTTTATTGATAGTGCAGATGTTTCTGAGATACAAGAACATTTTGCCACTGGTTTGATTGATGGAGTGACAACTAACCCTACACTCATTATGAAGAGTGGAAGGGATCCTGAAGGTGTCTATCAGGAACTAACAGACACAGGTATCCAAGACATCAGCATGGAAGTTGTTGGTGATCGTCAAAAGATGCTTTGGGAAGGTCGTAGACTTGCTAATAAGTTTGATCGACAAGCAACTATAAAAGTACCATGTACACCAGATGGTCTATGGGTATGTAAAGAGCTATCCAAGTCAGGTGTCAGGGTAAATGTAACCCTTATCTTCTCAGCATCACAAGCAATACTTGCTTCAAAGGCAGGTGCTGCTTATGTATCACCATTTGTAGGACGTGTAGATGATAATTCATTCGGTGGGTTGTGTCTTGTTAGAGAGATTGCTAACATCTATACAAGACAGAATGTTAAGACTGAGATCTTAGCTGCGTCTCTTAGAAATGTAAGGGATGTGGGCAGAGCATTTGAGTACGGTGCTAACATTGTTACTCTTCCACCCACAGTCTTTAAGAAAATGTATAATCATATATTAACTGAGAAGGGACTGGAATTATTTGATGCAGATTGGGCTACAGTATGTGACGAGGCCAAAACTGTCACATAGGTGGTTGACGGGTCGCAGTACTCATGCTAATATAAATAAATATTACAACTAAGTCAGGCCCGAAAGAATCGTACCCTGCGTAGATGTAAAAAAGATCCCACGTCGAGGGGTCTATCATCCGCAGGATTTTTTTCTATACATTCTTGCGAGACACTTTAACAAAAACATGTCAATCAAATCAACAATCGCTGCAGTAGCAGCATCTCCATTCCTTCTCGCTGGTGCAGCTTTTGCTGGTCCATATGTGAACGTTGAGAGCAACCTCTCTTATCCTGATGGAGCATATTCTTCAGCAGCTACCGATATCCACGTTGGATACGAAGGCGGCGAAGGCAAAGTAGCTTACTACGTACAAGGTGGACCACAAGTCAACCATACTGAAGCTGCTGGTGATTCAGACTTAGACTTCTCTGGTAAGGCAGGTGCTTCTTACAGCATCTCTGACGCTACTAGCGTATACGGAGAACTATCTGGTGCTTCTGACGAAGATGCTAATGGCGATTCTCTAGTTAACTGGGGTGCTAAAGCAGGTGTTAAGTTCACATTCTGATAAGAAGGTGATATAATTATAAGGGAACCTTCGGG